ATGTGCGCTCGATGTACCCTGACGTGCCTGAAAAAGATTTATATGAACTTGCCTACATGTATCGGGGGCAGTTTGGAAACCCTGACAGCCTTGTAGACTTTATCATTGACTTTGAAATATCATACACCCGACCTTACGACTCATGGCTTATTGACGTGCTTTTCTTTAAGTACAGGGTCATGAAAACGATTGATTACACCAAAGGTACGGACAGAAACGGCAACCCTATTTTTGAATATAGAAAAGTATCAGGCGAAAACCCTAACAAACAGCCATACAAAGCGCAGATACCAACGTGGTATCAAGGTGCTTGGCTTGTTGGGGCATCGGACGTGCTGGACTGGCGCGAAATGCCTAACCTGATACGAAGCAACGAAGATGTGGAAGATGTGTTCAGCGGGTATGCGGTGTATATGCTGAACAACAACGGCGATATGTTGCCTGTCAGCCCTATGCAGATGATTTCGTCAAGCATCGTGCAGATGGACTTGTCGATACTCCGTATGCAACAGGTCATTGCCACCACGCCGCCTAACGGTATCAAGATGGATATTGACGCCATTATGGAAGTGGATATGGGTAAGGGCATTGGTAAAGTCGGGCCGATGAAGATGCGTGAGATATATACGCAGATGGGTGACGTGTACTATTCGGGCAGTAAAATCAATGGCGACAGGGCAAATTCGTCACCTATTGAGCAGATGATAAGCAACTTCGGTGACAAGCTGAAAAGCTACATCGAGGTGTACAATTTTGAACTGAACTGTATCAGGGATTATTTGGGTATAAACGAGGTTAAAGATGGCAGTGAAGTAAACCCGAGATTGGGATTAGGCGTTATGCAGGGGCAGATGCAGGCATCCAATATGTCTACGGCACACATTTATAACGGCTATGTAAGCATACTGACCGATACCGCTAAAGCAATAGCTATTTTGTTTTGGGATTGCCTGAACACGCCGGCAACAAACGATATGTACATCAGGCTACTCGGTAAAGAAAATGCAGACTTTATCAAGTATAACAAAGAACTAACACGCTCAAATTACCTGACAAAGATTTCGGTTAACATGGCTATTGCGGACTTGCAGTGGCTTGACCAGATGTGTATGACTGCCGTTCAGCAGAAACAAATGTTGCCTGATGATGCCATGATGGTTAAAAAGTACAGCCAGTTCAATATGGAATATGCTATACGCTACTTGACCTTTATACAAAAGAAACGTGCCAAAGAAGCACAAAAAGCACAGATGCAGGCAGCGCAGCAACAGCAACAGGCTACCGCACAGCTTGCTCAACAGCAGATGGCTCAAAAAGCGCAGGACGAGGCGGCAAGTGACAAGCGTGAGATGGCTAAGACATCGACTAAGATTAACGGTGAACATCTGTTGAAGATACAGGATTTGATAAACAACTCGCTACTGTTAGCACAGGAAGGCAAAGGTGTCGTTCCACAGTACGTTCAACTTGCCATAGATAAACAAATGGCTGCCCATAACCTGGAACTCGAACAACAAATACAGGAAATGGAGAACAGTTTGCAGGCGCATGATTTGCAGATGACTCAGATGGCACAACAGCAGCAGATGCAACAGGCACAACAACAAGGTCAGGGACAAGGACAGGAACAAGGGCAGCCACAACAGGGGCAAGCTGCATAAAATAAAATTTGCACATTATAACTTTAAGTTATAGCTTTATACAAAAATCAACCGCATTATGCCAATAGATAATATTAATGAGCTTCCAACGGTACAGATGGATGAGAACGATTGGAGATTTGACCTGTATCAAACAGATGAAGTAACACCTGAACCCGAAGTAGTACCTGAACCCGAAGCGGTAGCAGAGCCTGAGCCGGAAGTTGTAGCTGAACCGATACCAGAGCCACCCGTTGTTGAAACGGTAGTGCCTGAATATAAAACAAAAAAGTACGTACCTGTTGAGGATGAGGAAAAGTTAGCCGAACTGCTCGACAAGAAATACGGATACAAAAAGATGAAGTCTGAGGACAAGGCTTTGGCGTTCATAAAACAGCAAAACCCTGAACTTGATGACAACGAAATAATGTTTATCGCCGCCAACGATTACGGCATTGGCGTAGACAAGCCTGACGAAGATGACTTGACGGACTCTCAGGTGTTAGACCTTAAAAAGCAGGATATAGCACGTAAAAAGCTATATACGCAGGCTGAAAACTATTTTGCTGAACAGGCAAATCAGATACAGCTAACAAGTGAAGATCCGTTAGAACTTGACCCTAACTACAAAACCTACAAAGAGCAGGTAGTAGCGCAGGAACAGCTAAAGAAACAGCAGGAACAGAAATATCAGGAAACAATAAAAGAAGTAAAATCAGCAGCTAAGAGTATATCAGACTATAAGATCACCGAAGAAATAGACCTCGACGGAAGCAAGTTCGCTTTAGAGGTAAGTTTCAAAATGGATGACAAAAAACAAGCTGAATTAGTAGCCTATGCAGAGCGTTACTCCCCGACAGATGCGGAAGTAGCGTCCTACACCGATACCACCACAGGCAAGTTCGACTGGAAGGGTTACATGGGGTATATGGCAGAAAAGGCTTTTGAGAAAGATATACGTAAAGCTGCAATCCGTCAGGCGTTAGCCCAAGACCGTCAGCAGTTCATCGAGAAGGAACTCAAAAATTCCACGTTAAGGAATAATGATGTTTCTGCTCAGGCAGACCGTAAGGTAGACCATGTTGACTACTATTGGGACAAGTACGCAGGGCGTTAATTAACCCAAAGTCGAACAAATTAACAAAAAAACAAAATGTCAAATTATCCTACGGGGCAAACCCCATCGCAGGTATCATTAGCGAGTGGCGTAAATTATCAGTTTGAATCTGATTTGTCTATGCTCGTGCCACGCGCATACCCAAAATTCATTAAACAATTCCCGGTACTTGCTTCAAAGAACTACATCGTTCTGCGTGAGGCTCAGGGGGCAGGCGTTTACACGTCAAACAAGACGTTCTACTACTGGACACAAAAAGGTAAGAACGCACCTTTATTCCGCGTGTCAGGTGCTATAAACAACGGTACAGCAACAGCTACTATCACTTGTTCTACAGCATATCAGCTGGATAACAACACCCTTTCACCTCTTGGTAACGGTTTCTTCTTCCGTAACCAGACATCAGGTCAGGTGTTCCAACTGACAAACTGCGTGAACTCAAATGGCGCTACTACCGCTACGGCTACTACTACTGACGGCTCGGTATTGGTTATCAATACCACTGACGACCTTACATGGTCAGCAACAGCAGTTCCTGAAGCAGCAGGCTCACAAACCACTATGGTTACTGCCGATATTAAGAACACCAACTATTGCGCAACTATCAAGACTACCCAAACATTTACCGATTGGTCAATGTTCGAGCGTTTGGATATTCCTAACGACCCGTCAGGTTTTGACCGTATCCGTTACCGCCAACAGGCTGACGAGCGTGACCGTTTCTTGTTCCAACAGGAAGATTTGCTGATGTTCGGAAAACCGATGACTAACATATCTGGCTTAACCAACAACCATACAGGTCTTATCTATCAGGTACAGGCAGGTGGCGTAGTAGATACTACATCTACGGTGGTTAACCAGGCGTACTTCGATAACATCCGCCGTGCCATTGACGCACAGGGATATTCAAACGAGTATGACGGCTTGTTAAACATCGAGCTACGTATGAAGTGGGAAAACTTCTTCATGTCGGCTTACAACGCAGGTACATTGGTGCTTGCCGGAGAAGACCAAATGATGAAAGGCCCTGTTGAACTGACACGTAACTTCAAGTCTTACTCGTTGCACGGCATTACTTTGCACATGATGACCTACGATTACTTCTCTGCTGCTAACCTTTATGGCGCATCTCCGAACACAGGTCTGTGGAACAACGCTGCGCTGTTAATCCCACGTGGTGACGGTATCGACCCTGAAACTCAGGTTAACGTACCTCGTTTCTCTGTAAGATGGCAGGGAGTTTCCGAAGGTCAGTCGCCAATTAAACTGCGTCTGACTGGTGGTTACGCACCTGTGCCTACTTCAGACACTGAAAACTTGGTAATCTCTACGGTAACAACCAAAGGGTTACAGGCTTTCGGTCTGAACGGCTATCAGTTCTTACAACTGGCATCCTAATTAATTGGATTATATTGGGGCAGGCAATGGTGCTTGCCCCTTATTTTATAACATGATGGAAACACAATTAACAATGTCTCCCATCAGGCAAAAGTCAAAAGCCCCTCGCCCTAAACAAGAGGAAGCAGTAGACGATACCCCTGTAGATGCGGACGTTATCAATCTTGGGTTTGTACCTGACCCCACAAAAACGTACACGTTTGAAGTACTTAAAAAATCGTCCGTAGCGAGACCCGAAAACTTGGGGAGCCGGGCAAAGGCATTTGATACCACCGAAAAGCGGTATCGTGAGATAGGATACCACCCCCTGTCGCCGACAATATTTACTGAGGAATGGGACGAAAGTTTCATCGAGTACCCTCAGATACCACTGATGTTTAACAGGAATACCATTGATGTGCCAGGGCAGGACATTCGCCTGATGGAGTACATGATGTCGCACCCACTGTACGAACATTCACCGTACCGCGTGATGAACCGTCCTGCGATGTTCACTTTGGCTGACAAAGAAGTTATCGAAGCTATCAAGGCAGAGAAGCACGCAAAAGAGAAACAGGCGTTGGACGCTATTGCAGGTGCAGACTTGTCGGATGTACGTCCTATTGCACGTGTGATATTCGGAATAACTGAAACGAGTGACACTGCTATTGTAAATACGCTGAACGAGCTTGTTAAGTCAGGACGTAAGTTCAACAATAAGGTAGCATCAGAACTTGTTATTGACAACATCAACAACCCTAAGCTGAACCGTCAGTACAATATCCAAAAGGCTATTGACAACGGTGTCATCATTGCCGACTATAACAAAGGCATAGCGATTATGTCTGAGGGCAACGGCACTATCATAAGGTTAGAGACAAAGAACGCTGTGAAAGAATTGGTAGACTACACGTTTACCGAAGAAGGAAAGAAGTTCTATAATATTTTGAGAAACAAGATTTAATTGTTTACCTTTATTACGATTAAGTTTTTCATAGGTTTTCATAGTTTTTGGTTTTCAAGGTAAAAAGCCTCGCGTAAAAGTGGGGCTTTTTTAATGAAGAAAGAACTTGAATACCAAGAACCACCCAAAAATAGCGAGTATAATAGCAAATCCCCTGAAACCCCAATAATAAGGCGCGGTATTCGGGTAGCTAAATGAAGCCAATGTAAATACGATAGTTGAAACGACTATCCATATTTCGGTTAAATTGTTCATGGAGTTATAACAACTTAAAATCGTCTTTGTTTGAGTCGTATTTTAGTGTCATTTTAGGAACTTCTCCTACGCCTTTGCCTTTGGGTACGGCTAACTCAAAATTATTGAGCAAGGGTTTATTTTCGTTAGCAACATTGAATTCATCGTATTCATTAAAATTGAACGTTCTTTCAAATTCCTTGCCAAATTCTCCGTTTTTCTTTAATTCAGCAACATATTTTTCTTGTTCGTCCCAATCCTCTTGAGTCCACCAAGATGTGTCACCGGCAAAATAGCCTGCTTTGAATTTTAATGTTACGCTTTTCATACTCAAATCTACCTATTAAAAAAATAAATTCCTACATTATAACTTTTATTAATAATGACTATATTTGATACATGGCAGGTAACGTAGGCGTTGATGACGCACACTCTTTAAGTTACTATATTGCGGCAAAGCAACAGGCGGCGTTCCCATCCCCTAACGAGTGGAATAGCTACGCGGCGCTTGCACAAACCGATTTGTATAACTACTACAATGACGAGAGGCAAAAGATGCTCATTTCCGTAAAACAAGGTGAGTCTCTTTACATACCGCCTGTGCTGTCTAATTTTGTTGTTTATAACTAC